CTGCAGGCAATCAGCGTAAAACCTCAGCTACAGGGAAAACAGATATCACTATTCTACAACAATACTTTAAGGTAGAAGCAAAAAGAAAACATGATGCAGTAAGAGATAGAATAAATGCAGTAAATAGTCTTATGGAAAGTGCAAACGGAACTGTAAGATATTCGATAGACCCAAACTGTATGAATTCTATTCGTTGTCTTGAGCGTCAAGTTTACAAAGAAGGGACAGCAATCCCTGATAAAGACGGTGGCTTTGACCATCAAAATGATGCACTTGGTTATCTTGTGGCTCACATTGCGCCAATTACTAAACCAGTGAGAGCGATTAATAAACCAAAACGATTTACGCACATGTAAAGGAACAGCACTATGGATTATGATAACATTATAAAAAAGCATAATATGTATAAAAAACATATTTACCGTTGGAGATACTACTATGATAGTTACTACGGTGGACAAGATTACCAACAAGGTCAATACCTAAGAAAGTATTTACAAGAAGAAGACGATGGCTACAATGAATACGGCAAACGTATTATGGATACGCCACTAGACAACCATTGACGTTCAGTGGATGACACGTATAGCTCATTCAACTGCCGAGATACACCTCAAAGAGAGTTTGGTTCATTAGCAGATAATCCTGCTCTACAACCATTTTTAAAAGACGCTGATTTAGAAGGTCGCTCATTTGACGCTGTTATGAGAGAAGCTACTACACTTGCAAATATCTATGGTCATGTGCTGTTGATGTTAGATAAACCAGCAAGTGAGGCTGCCACTCTAGCAGAAGAATTGTCTCAAGGCATCAGACCATATCTTTCAGTTATCACTCCAGAAAACATTATCGATTGGAACTTTACAAGAGCGGCTAATGGTCGTTATATGCTTGACTATCTAAAACTAAAAGAGTTTGAAGATGATAATGTATGTGTTTACCGTGTTTGGGAAAATGACAAAGTAACAGTGTTTGAAGTAAACGAAGACGATTCTGATTACAAGTTAGTAGAACAGTATGACAATCAAATGGGTCATATACCTGCTGTATTCTTGTATGGACAACGTTCACATGAGCGTGGCATAGGTATCTCACAAATAGCCGATGTTGCAGACGTTCAGAAAAGTATCTACAATGAACTATCAGAATTGGAGCAAGTAATCCGTATATCAAATCATCCATCAATCGTGGCTACAGAAGGTGTAGACATGATGGGCGGTGCTGGTTCAGTTATTACGATTGAAAATACAGACATGGATCCGGGACTTAAGCCATACTTACTACAGGCGAACAGCCAATCGATTAGCAGTATTTTAGAATCTCTAAAAACAAAAACTGCAATGATTGACAGAATGGCTAACTTAAGTGCAATGCGTTCAACATCAAAAGCAACAGCATCGGGTGTTTCACTAAAGATAGAACGTGAGTTATTAAACGTTAAATTAGCACAGATAGCCGATAACTTAGAGATTGCAGAAGAACAAATCTGGCATCACTTTGTTCATTTCTATGATGGCGATGCACACTTTGATGGCGTTATTGATTATCCAGATAACTTTGATTTAACTGATACATACACCGAACTAGACTTCTTAATGAAAGCAAGTGCGGCACCAGTATCAAGTAGTCAATACACTACAGAGATTGCAAAACAAATTGCACGTATCACAGTAGAAGATGAAGAAATGATGGATACTATTATTCAAGAGATTGAGAATGGTTCACAAGCACCAGAGTTCGGAGCAAACTTAGATGGCGACACAGACACAAATACAACAACATAGTGATTTAATCGATTCTATCTTAGATGATTTTGACGAGTTTATGGAGAGTGCAGAAAAGACACTTGAAAATAAAGTTGCTAAAAGAATACTAGAAACAAAGACGATTGACGAACTATTAGAACTAAGAGTCCCACTAACAGAGGACTATCGTTCACTTGTGCAAGAGCGTGTTAGAGCATATATTGACAACTTTGATACACTTGCTAAAGATACTGCCGCTATGACAGGAACTGGTGTTACACCAGTAGACAATAGAATAGTTGCAGAATTAAAAGCACAATCATAC